CGCTTCTCGGCGCTGTGCTCGTTGTAGGCCTTCTTGTTGGTGGACTTGTTGGTGGACTTGCTGCCACCGGACTTCATGCTCTTGCCCTTGCCCTTCATGGTTTACTCCTTTGCACTAATGACATGCCGCAGGTCTGCGGCAATTTGGTCTTGGCCGCCGTGCTCGAGCTCCTCGGCAACCATCGTGAGCGTGTCGATTGCTTCTTCGAGTGACTGCGTGGCGCCGTATTGAGCGAAGTCGCCTGCATCCGCCGCCGACTGCAACTCATCAAGAATCTCGGTCAGCATCTCGCCCCCAGTCCTTTAGCGCCTTGACGCCCTCGCGGCAAAGCCGCAGCGCATCGCGCATGTCTCGATAGCCGCGGGCAAGGTCGCCATTGGTATTGATCGTGTGATCAGGTGTCGCGCAGTCCGGGTACAGGCTCGCCGGCGGGGTCACCATCACGCGCTCAGTCACCGTCTGCGTCGTCGTGCAGCCAGCGACGAACACCATCAGGGACAGCGCTATCGCTCCAGTCTTTAACTGCTGCATCGGATTGCTCCAGATCTCTTAGTCGCCGCTCGGCCTCGGCCGCCCGCTCTCGGGCCTCGCGCTCGCGCTCGCGCTGTGCGCGGATCGCCTCGTCAAAAGCGGCGAGCTCGGCGCGTTGTTCGGTGATAATCGACTCCGCCCGCCCGAGATCGGTCCGCAGGGTATCGGCCTGGTGCTCGATGCTCGCCAAGTCGCGCTCAGCGCCCCGCCACTGCCAGGCCAGCAGCCCCGTGATGGCAACGAGCGCTGCCACAACGCCGAGCAGCGTCTTCGGGCCGGCCAGTTTGGTCACGAAACTAGTAACGCTGGCCCACATCGCGCATCCTTCGCCGCAGCTTTGCAACGCCATACGAAAGCGCCGGCAAACCGTAGACAGCCGCCAGTGCCGTTGCGGTGCCCGGCGGGATATCCGGCGGGTTATCGCCAAAAACGCGAATCGTCACCCAGGTCACGAGCCCCACGGCATGGATCAGCAGCGCACCCGCTCCAATGCGCTCAAACCGTGTCATCGCCAGCAATCATCCCTGCGATCTCGCGCGCCCGGCGCGGCGTTTGTTCCGCCCAGCGCGAGTTGAGCGCTTCCTCGGCGGCGAGTTTCCGATCACCTTGCTCCAGCGCCCGCAACATGCGCTTGAACTGCATCAAGCCTGAAACGCCCATCTGGAACGCCATATTGACCAGCGCGTGCTGCACGGGCTCAGGCAAACGGTTGAGCATTGGCGCCGCGCGTTCTAGGTCAGCAATCACGCGAGCAATGTCGTTGGTGAGCAGCTGCTCGGCCTCGGCCCTGGTGATGCCTCCGCCGCGGCGCTCGTCGATCAGTCGGCCGTAGCCGATTGTCCAGTAACCCCGATGGTCCTGATACGCATGCAGGACTCGCCCCTCGTGCCGCTTTACCTGCTCACGAATGCTGGCGGTGTTCATTTGTCCTGCTTGTAGTCCATTTTCGACAGAATCTGCCGGATCATGACCTTGATCTCGCCCATGTCCTCGCGATAATCATCGCGCCGGATATAGGTCTCGGCCGCGTACTGGTGGTGATCGCCGATCTGACTCTCGATCTTGGTGATCTCGCCCTGCAGGCGCTGCTCAGTTGCCTGGCGCGCCTCGGATTCCGTCTGTATCGATTCCTTGACTGACTGGATCGCCTGCCATAGCAGGAACGCGGACAGCCCAAGTAGGCTGTTCACCGCGCCGGCAATCACCAAAACGACCGTCTCAAGCATCCCGGCACTCCGGGGAGATCGTGATGCTGTAGTGCTCGGCAAAGCCCTTGAATCCAAGTGTCTTGCTCGCGGTGCCGCCGTTGATCGGCAGCCCGCAAATATAGACGCGGGTGATCGGGCCGTCCTCGGCCATGACGCATGTCGCATCGCCCTGCATGCAGGCGAGCAATGCTGCCGCAAGTAACGCGCTCATAATGCCTCCAGTGTCCGAGACTGCATGGCCTCAGCGATCGTGATCAGGTGGTCGGTCGGGATGTCTGGCATCAGCACGTTCTCGCTCACATGCTCAACGCCATGGCGCTTGGCGAGTACGCCGAAGCACTCATCCGCCGCCTCGGGGGTGATCGTCTCCACCAATCGGGCATTGACGATCGCCTGGCCGTCGGCAATCAGCGCCCGCTCAATCGCGTGGCGCAGCTCGGCGGCCTCATAACGGGTGGCAAGGCGACGGGTCTTTACGGTGACGATGCTCATCAATCATTGGTGCCGTGCGCGGTGACAGGGCTATCCATCTCGGTGTGATTGGGATAATCGGCGATCCAGTCGCGGCCACTTGTAAAGGCTGGCCGCCCACCTATCCGATGGCGCGCAGCCAACGGGAAAAATAAATGACCGACTCCTCGGGCGTCCCCGGGGCGATATCCGTTCACTCGGATCGCGATTTGCGCATGCAGGCAGAGGCGTGCCGGTTCATGAAATAAAACCCCTTAGCAGCCACCGATGGGCAGCCGGAAGGGGCCATGTTGAAAAAGGCGCCGGGGGGATGGACTCGAACCATCGCGCTCCGAGCACCAGCCCGGGCTCTACCGATTGAGCTACCCCGGCTAAGCGGCCTGGACCATCTCCGGCGTCAGGCGCACTCGGCCCACCTCACCGTGATCCCGGTGATAGGTGATGACCTGCGCGCTGCGCTCGGCGGAGTAGCCGTGACGTGAGGCAAACGCATCCTGCGCCGCCAGAGTCTGGTGCTGCTCGACGGTCATCAGGCTCGACTCCTGCGCGACCTTGTGGTGCAGGTGCCCAACGTGGCCGTATGAGCTTTTCGTGCGGCCGTAGACATCGCGAAACTTCGCGATAAACGCCTGCTCGACCTCGGGCATCTTCTTTAGGTGCCCATGGTGGAAGAATAGGCTCGTGTCGCCGTGCTCGACGCAGTAGTACGGATCAGGGCTCGTGTCGACGCTGACCCGGGGCTCGTGCTCGTAGTGCGCGGCGAGCCACTCGCGCATGTACGCGCTGGTCGCCAAGTCGTGATTGCCCTCGGCGTAGATCACATGGACCTGTTCGTAGCGCTGGGCGAGCATATCAATCACCCGGCGCATAACGCGGATCACCGTACGGGCGAGGAGCTGCAACCGCGTATCGCTATCAAGCACATGGCCATGGCCGGGCGTCACTGCCTCGAGGCTGTCGTAGTGACACGCATCACCGAGCTGCGCAAGAACGACTTTCTTGGCCGGCGGCGCGGCGGCAATCGCCTCGCCAAACCACTTAACCAGCGTCTCCTCAGCGATCTGGATGTCCCAGTCATCGCCGCGGGTTTCCTCGCCCCAGGCGAGCGAGCCCAGGTGATAGTCGGTGATAACAAAGCACGAGAGCAGCGCGTCATTGACCGACTTCGGGCGGGTCTTTAACAGCGTGCGCGGGATCTTATCGCCGAAGCCGTCAAATGCGCCTTTAAGCGCCTCACGCACGGCATCCGCGTCGCGCGAGGTCTTGATCCATTCGAGCTTTGGCTGGCCCGTCTCGGCGTCGTAGAGCGTAGAGCGGCCCTGCACGATCTCATCACCCAGCACATCATCGCCGCGCCGACTCTCGGCGCTCACCCCGCGGCGGATGTTCGTCAGCCGACGCTCGAGCGATCGCAGATTCAGGCCCAGCAGCGCCGCAGCGCCCGCCTGCGAGCCGGCTTGATCCACGGCGGCGAGGACCTGGTTATCGGTATAGCGTGATGCGGGCATAAAAAAAGCCCCGTCGGCTTTCGCCGCGGAGCTCCTTAGATTAGGTTCTATTTTCCCAACTTGCCTATCGTTATATCAAACTTCTCTTTGGGATGCAACCGCAGCCAATCATCGTGCATGGCCTCAAGTCGATACTCAATGACATCCGGTTCTGAGTCGGTCAAATCTGGCGGTGGCTCGTCATAAAGCGCGCGCCATGTTTCTTTGAAAGCACGACTTTCAATCGCCTGGTAAAGATCGGGGCGATTCTGTTTTAGGGCCTGTGTGCGCTTTTCTGAGAGGATTTCTAAGCGCTCCCGGTATTCGGCATCGCGTCGATACCGGAATCGTCGCTGGCGTTCTCTCTGACGCTCACGCTGCCGATCGCGCATCCAGTGCGGCCTCCACTCGAGCATGCATTCGCCCAATGATCTCCTCCATAAATTCACGATCCACCCCCATCACCCGACGCAGCATTGGCACGGGCTTTCGCTCGACATAGAGCGAAACGGCAAGACGCTTGTCGCGCTGCGGGATGTCGTTGAGCGCCGCTTCGGTGTGCTCAATATCATCGGGCACCGCCTCGTCCTGTTTGCCCGTCGGCGCGCCGGCGGCCGGGCCTTCGATCATGCAGCGGTGCAAGACCGTTCGCCTCGGAAAACCGAGGCCAAAATCCCGGGCGGTTTGCATGTAATCGCCCCACCGCTCAAGACGCTGCTCGATGCTCATCTTTTGCCTCCATTCGCCGGGTGATATGACAAAACCCCTCGAGGCTAAGCGCTATACGATAGCCCGCCACCCAATCATCGGACTCATCAATCAGCACCCCTAATGGCACCAACACCGTCCAGGGCTGACGGGACTGGCGGTAAGCAAGCGCTGGATAAGCGTCCTCGGCCTGGGCGCACGCCTGCGCCCACCAGGTGTTAATCGCGAGTCGCTCGTGGCGTTTGACCTCTACCGCCCAGGGGCCGACTCCGAGCAGGTCGGCGCCACCGGAGCGTGTCTGCTCGAGGTTGCGGTAACAATCGATGCCGAGCCGATCGCCGAGCAGCTTTGAGAGCTCACGCTCGGCGACAGCGCCTTTGTTGCGCTGGCTTTTGCTCACGCGATGTACTTCCGTTGGTAGGCAAGACTGTGCTGCACCTCGGCCGGCGCCTCGCGAACAAAGCGGCGGATCTTATCGAGATCGAGGCCCGTGATATCGGCACACCACTGCGCGGACCAGGCCTGCGGATTGCTCGAGTCAAGCCAATCGAGCGCATCCTCGCGACATTGACGGTAGCGCTCCGCCGTTGCCTTTGAAGCACTTCGCGGCGTTCTGATGACCGCGTCTTCAATCGCTCGGCGCAAACAGGCAAGCACCAATCGATACTCGGGCGCACCCGCCACCCCATTGTTCACCGGCTCTGATTCGTTGACAAAATCCGTTTCGGTCATTTCGATCATTGCGCCGCTCCTACTGATAAACGACAAGGCCCTGGGCCCGCCAGATTGCGTGGGTTTCTGCGATCGCTCGGATCATGCACTCGTAGACCTCGGCGGCGTCGACCAAAGGCTTGACCCGCCCATCGATCGCGTCGTGACAGCCCGAGCAGGCGATCACCGCATGATCATCCGATGCCTTCATGCCAACCCCGCCGCCGCCGTACGGGAGGTGGCAAAGCACGCTCGTCGCGGGATCGCCATTGCAATGCCCGGCAAGGCGCAACGTGCAGCGCTCCCCTTCGGCGGAGCGGCGGAGTTTTTTCGACCGGACCATCGCCGACTTCTCAATCATGCCGCCTCCTGATGGTCGCCAATCAGCCGCTCGGTTTCTGCCGACCAGCGCACATTCCACTCCTCGGCGTAGGCGTAGATCAGCTCGATCAGGTCACTGAGCTCGGCTTTTCGCATCCTCGATGTCCGCATGCCCAGCATGACCACGCCCCCGTCAACGCCCATGGCCATTCGCGTCTCGCGCCGCAGCGCAGCGCTGAAAACATCCTTCCAGTCCTCGGCATCCGCCCAGACCATTTCTCCGTTGATCATCAGCCGCTGCTGATCCGCCACGTCCCGGAGCATCGCCCACATCTTTCGGTTCTGTTCGCTCGATCGCCTCGGCCGCGTGAGGATCAGCGTTACCTCGCCGCCGCGAAGCCCACGCACGATCATTTCGCGCGCCCAATCAAGCGCGGCCCAAAGATCATCGGTCGAGCGAATCGTGCGCTCCACCTGGCTCATACATGCCTCCAGGTATGCCCGGTTTTCACGTCACTGAT